CCATTGTTTTAAACACATTGAAAAGAACTTGAAATACTAATATGGCTGTATATGTTATCATTTAATAAAAGGTAATATTGCCAATTCTTTTCCCTTTGCCTCCACCATAACATCTACATCCAATCCGTATGTATTTGGAAGTGAGTTAATATAAATTGAATGAGCTTGTGGTTTTTCTTTTGGATTGTTTTCGTGTAATGCTTTCGATTCTGAATAATGAACTTCTTGTGTTACACCTTTTGGCCAAGTTGTTGCTGCTAATTTAAGTGCTTCTTCTTCACTTAATCCACCGGTACAAAATTGGTGATGATGATAATCAAACACAATAGGTATACCTGTATTCTGATGTATGTACATCAGGTCTTTTACGGAATACATAGAAGCCTTATCATCATTCTCTACCGTCAATCGATTGCGTACCGATGGTGAGAGTCTTTTAAAGTTTTGGATGAATCTATCCATCGCAGATTGTTTATCACCATACACACCATTACAATGGATATTGATGTTGTTGAATCGGGTCTTAGATAGACCCATCATATCAAATATCTTACCATGTAATTCTAAATCAGCAATTGCGTTCTTAACCACTTCTTCTTTTGGAGAAGTTAATACAACGAATGGACCGGGATGTGAATTAACTCGCATATTCCAAAATTTAGCAAAATCACCAGCTTTCTTTAACTCACTCTTAATTTCTTTGTAATCTTTTAATTGAGTTAAATCAATGTGGTCTCCCCACGGAACAATAGTGGATGATAATCTAAATAAAGATATATTGTTTAATCGATTCCACTCTAAAATTTTAATGATATCTTTTGCATTGAGTAATGCAAGTTCAGAAACATAATCTAAACCTTTGGATTGAAAAGTACGTTTAACCATAGCTCGGTTAGTGGTTACTTTTTTACCCATACTCATATTAATACATGCGTATCCTAAATTCATTATTGGTATAATTTGTTGTTATACAAATATACGAAAAAATATTCAGTTTACCAAATATTAATAGGATTTTCCGGAGAAATCAGTTGGATATTGAGAAGGCTTGATGTTTTTTATCCAATAATTAACCGCATTTTGGTCATTTATCCAATTCGTTCTATCATCCCAATTAAATTCAGGCTTAGCGTAGTAGGGTAACATATTTTTAATTGCAGCAGCTCTAGATGGGTGTTCTGCTCTTACAATATTTATTATACCATCACCATCGGTATCATACCCATCAATATTACCATCACCATCGTAATCAATAGGTCTCTTTGAATAATCCGTTTGAAGATTCATTAATATCTCATCGGTTATTTCAGGTTCCAATGCTGCTTTTTCTGCATCAGTTAATGTTATTTCATCTTCTTCCACATTTGTTGTAGTGGAATCAATTTCGTTTTTTTTTATGTCCTCATTATATTGAGTAGCTGCATTAACTAATGTTTCGTTTGGTTCTGATGGATTTTCTATTTCATTAAAAAATACTTCTGCGTCTTTTTCTGATAAAGATATTGGTTCATTGTATAATCCCAACTCCTCATCTCCTCTCATCATTTCAACTAATGCTTCTTTTTGTTTTTCTTTATCACCATATACTGTATATTCCTTATTCGAATTTGGAATATTTTCGGATTTATCTTCTTCTTTACGCTTCATAATTAATCCGTTGAAAGCAATAATAAGTGCTACCGCTAATGGGTCAAATACTAATACAATAATAAGGATAAAGAATTTTACAACATCGTTAAGTGGAACATTAAATGCTTCTGCTACGAAACGAAATCCACCTACTTCTCTTTCTAATTCGATATTGTTATTCTTAATTGAATTGATTGAATCTAATGCTACATTGTTTTGTATGGTTAGTTCATCAATACGTTTGGAAACTGATGCTATTTCTTTATCAGCAGTACGAATCATTTGTGTAACTCTTGATGTAGATTTATCCTTATCAATTTGTTTAGATAGGTTACTCTCTTGTGAGTTACGAATGTTTTGTTGGTTAGTTAATTGAGTTGTGTATCTAGCAATCTCCGCATCATTTTTTGTGATTTGAGTTTGATATACTGAAATATCTCTTTCAACTTTTTGTAGTTCTAAGTTTTGTTGTTGGAAAGCATTTGATAGGTAACCAAAGATACCAGCTGATGTAATTAGCATAAGCGTTGCTACTGATGTAGCCAAATACCATTTGTTAAATCCTTTTATAGTATCCCATTGTTGTTTCAGATATGTTGCGGCTACTAATTTAGCGAATTCTAATGCACCTGCCATTACCATTACTGATACAGTTGCTCCTGCAAAAAGAACACCCAATCCAGTTACGGAAAAATAGGCTGCACATCCAGCAACAACGATTGCTGACAATCCAACTAAATACTTTAACCAATTCATACTAAGATAAATCTACTATGTTTGTTGTTAATTCTACCAACCTTTCTATTTCTTTAGATAACTTAATTGCTTCCGCTTGGTTTGCAGGTCTTTCACCATTTAACATTTCGGAAATAACTTTAGCTCTTTTGGTAATAGCTTCCAAATGTTCCTGAGCTCTCATTTTGTATTCTGGTTTCATAATTTGTTTTTTAAATTGTATATATAAATATACTCAAAATAAAAATGAGGGTGAAATTAACCACCCCCACTTATTGTTAGTTTGTTGTTTAGAATAAATTATCCAATTGAAACCGTTCGTTTCTTTGGTTTTTCAGGTTCTCTCTTTGGTATTTGTAACTCCAATACACCATCTTCAAATGATGCTTTAATTCCATCCAAATCAAAGATTTTAGAATCGGCTGTAAAACTTCTTAAGAATGAAGAACGTTTAACTTCTCTACGAAGATATACGCCACCTTCTTTTTCAGTTGCTTTACTTGATTTTTCTCCTTTTAGTGTAATCACATCACCATCTACATCAATGGTAATTTGTTCTTTAGTTAAACCTGGAACTTCTGCTACAATCTCAATACGGTCATCAAAATTAATGATGTCACATTTTGGATAAGCGTTTTGTTGGAATGGGTTAATACCGATTTCCTTTGTTAATTCAGGAAATGATTCTGAAAATACTTTATCAAATAAAGTATCTAATGGTGAGAAGAACTCGTCCCTAAATGCGGGGTTAGGGAATCCCCTTTGAATTTGATTTTTCATAATTTTACCTTTTTTAAGCGTTAAGTTTGTATCTCCGTTTGGATGATACGCCGATATGCTGGCCAGCTCTATCGGATAATAAATATAATGAAATTAAAAAATTATGCCGTTTGTCTTTCAATAATTGTACTCATATGGTCTGCCCAATGTAATATGTATTGAATTTTAGAACGAAGATATTTTGAAGTATCATATGTTTTGAAATACTTTTCGTTATCATCATCATATAAACCATCGGTAAGTTTAATACCAAAATATTCATTTTCAGTATATTGAATGCCGTAATGATTTAATGTAAAAAATGTTCTATCGGTAATACTCATAAAAGGAATATTTTCGTTTCTTTTATAAACCTCACCTCTATTATCAATATGCCACTTTGAATCGTTTGGCACATAATGTAATTCATCTTTAATACCTAATTTACCCAAATCATGATGAAGTGCCGCGAACAATAATTGGTCATCGGTAAAATCTATACTACCACCCGCTTCTTCATATAATTTTTTCATACGAAGTGAATTTTTACAAACATTCAAAATGTGGTCTATATACCCACCCTCATATGCGTTATGATAATTTAGATTACCACTAGCAGGTGATATAATTAAATTAGGACCTAATTCGTCCATTGAATACATTTTTAATAATTTCTCCAATCTTTCAGGATTAGAACTACACGCTTTACGAACTAAGTTCAAAAACTTTTCGTAATTTTCTTCCAATTGTTTTTCGTTATAATTTTTCATAATACAAATATACTAATTTATTTTTAATTTTCCAAATTTTCTTCAATATCCTCGCCACACAATGCTGAATATAATACATCAAGCTCCTCCTCACTACCACACCACCCCAATCCATCCATATCCATTATTTCGATAAAGAATTGTCCTGATTTTAATCCAATCTCTTTAAGAATTAATTGCTCATCCGTTGAGTTAGACACTAGTTGTGGTGAAAATTCATCGTTTCTATATTTTGGAATTGCCAATGTCCAATAATAATGCCCATCTTCACCATCACCATCTTCTCCAATACCATCACCACCTACAATTTTTGTCCAACCTTGTCTTATAAAAGTTGCTTCAGTAATTGGTGTCATTGGTAATTTAACTTCTTTTTTCCTCATCAGTCTAATACTATTTTAGTGTATATATTTTTATTGGATATAGAATGTGATGTTTTTAAAACAAGCGTGTCGCCAATCATTTCCCTAATTGGAGATATTATTGTATTTATCTCACCACCCTTACCACTATATGATGAACTATTTGTTGTAGGTACTAATTCATCTTTATTTGATATTAATGCTGGTAGATTAACTATTGTAAATTGACCTGTAAAATAGTTTATATATGTTTTGGTAATATTTACAATTGTATCACCACGTCTTAACCACCAATAAAGATTACTTTCAAAATTTACATTTTCGTTAGGATATGGTTCTTTACCATTAACTAAAATCCTACCAACAACTCTATGCGATTGTGGCGTACCAATAGATGTAATCTTTAAATGATATAATCCATTTTGGTCTTTTGGCAAACTCTTTAAGCCGTTTTGAGTTAACACAGAATCAATTGTAATTGTATATTCTTTTTGAGGAATATATTCATCTTTTTTTGTACAGGCTGATAATAAAAGTAAAAGGGGTATTAATTTTTTCATTATAACAATTTTTCTAATATAGAATTCCAAGTTGGATATTTGTTCCATTCTTCGGTTTCATACGCCCAACCGAATCGTAATAGTTCACCTTCAAATTCTCCTGCTCCATTAGCGGTTCTATCATCGATTAGATAATCACCTCTCAACATATTTTTTAAATGAGTAACTACCATTTTCTTACGAAACAAATCTCCGAAGTGTTCTTCAATCCAATATCTTTTATCCATAGCTGAAGATGGATTTCCCCAAGGTGCGGCGGTTGCTATATACAATTCATATTTACCACTTTCTGCTAGTTTTTTAACTGCTTCAATAGCTCCTTCAATTGGTGGTGGGTTTCTGAATATACCTGGTATGTGGTCATATCTACCTTCGTATTCTACTTTTAATTGTGGACTACGATTGGTAACAATTTCTACTTGCTTTGCGAAGTCCACCAGAACTCCATCCATATCAATCCACACTACTTGCTTTACACTATTCATATCTCTCTTTCTTTATAGAATAAAGATACGAAAAAAATCTCAGATTACCAAATAAAAAAGGGAAAATAACCCGTTGAAAATCAACAAGTTACGTCCCCTTTTATAAGTTATTGATAATCAATTAGTTATAACTTCTTCATTTTCAACACTTTCTTCTTCGTTTGCAAATGGATTATAACTGAAATCTAGCTCATATTGATTATTTTCTCCTAACAATATTTGTTCTTCTAATTCGTATCGTTCCAATACTCTTTTAACGATACCAGAACGAATACAATCTTCTTTTGTAAATTCAATCTGATAAACTCCTTTTAATTTACCCAATCGTTTCCACACATCAAAGAATCCACTTTTTGTATAAGCGGGTGACCCATTATTTTTGTATTTATCACATTGAGAAAGGTCACCTTCAATAACTAATTTAGCATCATCTGAAATACGAGTAATTAAAGTTTTCAATTGTTGTGGCGATGCGTTTTGTGCTTCATCTAAAATAATATAACTTTTTTCAAAATTTATACCTCTAAGAAAATTTAATACTCTAAATTCAATCTTACCCTGGTCAATCAATTTTTTAGTTTCAACAGGTCCGATTATTTTATGCATTATAAATAAAGATGATTCATTATGTACCGCTATTTTTTCCATTAAATCACCTGGTAAATGCCCTAACTTATC